TATCTTTTCAAAATTGTCAAAAGTATCTTTTATTCTTTGTACTGCACCATCTAAAACATTATAGTCTAACTGAATTTTTCCCATAACGACCCCTTATTTAATTCTTTATTTCGCCATTCTCTTAATATTTCTCTAGCTGTTTCATTTGCTTTTCTTTGATCTGTCTCATCTATATAACTCCAAGCATTACGAGTTACAAACGCAGGTGTATTATTTGCCATACAACAAGCACTTTGACCTATGTATGCTATTTTGTTTAATGAAGGATCAGTTAAATTCTGTTCACAACTGTAAACCCATTCTTTAATAACTTTTTCTGCATACTTTCTAAATTCTTCTTGGTCACTTAATAGCTTAACGCTTTTTTGTACATGATCAGAATAATCAGCACATACCGTGTCATAAAATCCTTTTTTATTGTCTTCCCATAAAGAGAAATGATGAAATATTTGCTTAATTGTTATCATCTTCCATTTCCTCTAATGTTTCAGCCTTCCATGCCATGCTAAATTCACTATCTGAAAACATTTCCATTAGTCCCGTAATCTGAGTAAGTCTTAACACTTCATCTTGATCCATTCCTAATTCTTTAGAAATTTTCTTATCACTCCAATTACGCTTTTTTAAATCAAGTACAATCTCTGCCATTGCTTCTACTTTGTGCTTTCCTCTTGCTCTGTTATGTCTAATTGTAGAAGCTATCCTATCATTTCTGCCCTCTCTATCTTCACTAACTGCAACTATTGGAAGATAACCATGTATTCTTTTTTGAATATCTTGACATTCTTTACCTACTCTATGTCTATGAAATCCATCAATTACTTCATTTTCTACAATGTCTGAATGCTGCCAAGTTACAATAGGTTGAGTAAATCCATCACTTGCGATAGATAATCTCAATAATTCCATTTCTGGAGGTGCTACACTATTTGGATTATATTCATTTGCTCCAACACTATTATTTTTAACCCATTTTACATAGTCTACAGGCTCACTTTTAAATGGACTTATTTCATGTATCATTTCCCTCATCATATTAATGCAGTCTACTTTTTCATCTAAATTAGAACTACTAACAGTTTTAAGTATTGCTTTAATTTGAATCTTAATTGTTTCTCTCATTTTATATCCTTATTTTTTGATAGTGTTATTATAGGGTAATATTTAACCATTGTCAAGAATAAAACATTAAAAAGGGAAAGAATTTACCAATTTGTGTTTTCGGAAATAAAAAAAGCTACTCGGTTAAAAGTAGCTTTTATAATTCAAGTTAAGAGAGCTTGAACACATCAAAAGTTAGAGATTTTAAATAAAGATATACTAAATTAACAAGGGTATGCTAATGAAGTAAGTTATTATATCTAAATTATTGATTTGTGTCAATATTAAACTGATGCTCGATACAAATTGCACGGTCAGGAAATGACACTTGTAACATTTTAGACTGGTACACTATTATTGATACTAATACTAAAATAGTAGAAATGTAAATTTTACTTTTATTGTTATTCCATTTTTCTTTCATTATACGCTCCTCGCTCTGTTTTTCCAACCTTTTAAGTTGTGAGCTAGTCTTGGATTTTTTGCTATTCTTTCATAGTTCTCTATTTCTATTTCGTCAAATTCTTTATCAAATGCTATTGGGTCATAGTCATTTAAATATTTAATTGTTATATTTCCTATGATTCCATCATCTTTAACCCCTATTAGCTTCTGTGCAAGTTTAATAGTGTTTTTGCTATCTATGTTAGTAGCAGATATAAAAAGCTCGTTAGCGGTGTTCTGATGGACAATTTCTCCTAGTCTGTTTTTATCCCAGTAGTGAGCTTTAAAGCCTTGTAATATTTGTGCTTGTATTTTCACATCTTTAATAATTAAATTAGAAGCCATTGCAAGGTTACCACTACACATAGAGATTACCCTATCTACGAAATCCCAGTCTAATGTTTTAGGATGCCATTTTCGATAAATTCCTGCAACCGTTAAAGAATCCTCGCCTTTATTTTTATGGATGAATTTGTCGGGATTATTGCTAAACTCACGACCCATTAATATTTTATAAGCGTGTATATAATCAGCCATTATTTACCTTTATGTGCATTAATACCATTTACACCGAAACTTGCACCTACAATCGCTGTAAACATTGTAGTTATAGGAATGAATAAACCTGTTAAATTACTAATCGCTTTTTCTATTTGTGTTATATTTCCTATTTCAAAAGAAAAACATATTAATAATCCCATAGTACATAAGATATAAAGCATATATAAATTAGATACTTTTCTGCTTATGTCTCTCCTCATTAATCCATTTGGATCAAGTGTCTTAACCATTAAGGCACTTGCTTCTGCTTTTTCCATATCTGTATCAATCCATTCTTTAGCAATAGTTTCTACACTCTTAGCTACTGTACCTCCAAATATATCCCAAAATGCCATCTTAATCTCCTAATGCCTTATTCGTATGTCCTATATCATTCCAAGCTTTTATTACTTTATCCGCTATTGGATACACGACTTCCTTATTTTCGCTTGCCACTATCCCTAAAGAAAAACTTAAAAATGATGCTAGTATCAAAACAGTAAAAAACCATTTACCTATGTGCTTATGGATAGATTCTAATATTTCATAATTACTCTTATGGTGATTATATTCAGAAGTAATTCCGTTTTGTATATCAGTTCTAGCATTAGACACATTTTCGTTTGTGTTAATTTGCGACTCTCTAAGCGATAAGAATTGCTCTTTTACAGAATCGGGATGTAATACACTATCTAAAGCCTTTTTTAATTCTGCACACCCTTTGCACTCTTCTTTTTTAAAAGCTTCTATTTTTTCAATAGAAGCTGATTCTATTATTTTCTCCAACTCACTCAAATCTTCATCATTAAACTTTTCTTCTACTGCTTCATCTCTTGGGATTTTTTTAATTTCTTCTTCGATTATAGTTTCTATATCTTCTACTGCTTCATCTTGAATAATTGGAGCGTCTTCTAATGGAAGTGATATAGTTTTTTTAATCATCTCTTCTTTTTCTTTTGCAAGTTTTGCCTCAAGTTCTTCTTTTAAAGACATTATTCAATCTCGTTTGCTATTACATAGGCTCTTGCACTTGCTCTTTCATTAGTAAGCTGTAATTGTTCTTCTGTTGTCATTGATGCAAAATAATCTACAGTCATTTTAAAGTCGGTTTTGTTTAAAAAGGCTTTAGCATCTAGCACTTTTTTAGCTATTAACTCTGCTTCTGTTTCTTTAATAATTGGATATGAAAAAGAATCTCCAACCTTTTTCATTCCACCAAACACATTATCGTTTACTTCTATATATCCATCTTCTTTTTTATATGCAATATGATCTACTATATCGTTTATAATTTTTGCAAATTTCATATTATCCTACCTTCCAAATTTTCACATCTGAATAAATCTCTTGTGTTCCTAAATTTCCTGCAACTCCAAAGCCATTACCGAGGATATTACTAGCACTACATATATTTTGTATTTCAATAGTCTTAGTATTATTTAGTGTAAACCTTCCATTCATTTTACAATCAGATTGACTAATATTTACATTAAAATAATTATATGCGTTTCTACCCTCAATTATAGTTGTTGAATCTGTTATGTTTCTTAACCTTAATTTAGCATCTGAAACCCTGTGCACAGGACAAGATGCATCTATTAAGTATTCTCCTGCTGGTAGTGTGATTTGATTTGAAGACAATGATGCACCTGAAATATCATTTACTAATATTGTATTTAAAACTCTTGGTATCCATGTTAAGCCTGGTGTAAAATTACCACCATTTGTTCCTAGTGGTTTTTGGTCTTGAATGTGTAGTAAATTTGTTTTTAGTGCTGCTGTTAAATTATTCAAAGATAACTTTTTTAAATCTCCACCTGCTTCTTGAATGACTAAATTATCTGTAACAACTGGTGTTGTTTTATCGGTTAAACCATTAATATCTCTATTAATATAACTTCTTTCTAACTTCCTTAAATCATACCATTGAACAAAATCACTCACGTTTAAAGCTACTACGAAATCAACTGTAACACCATCGACATTAAGAGTATAATCAGTATCTTTAATTAAAAAAGTACCGTTTTTATATACCTGAATATCTGTATTGCTTGTAGTTGTAATAAATGTTTCCCCACCAGTTGCTGTATACTCTTCGTATGTTGCAATAGGAGAAGACGGCACTACTTCTTCATCGAAATATTTAAGCCATCTATATACATTATTCATCCAATGGTTAAATGTCTCAGCATCAGGTTTTTCAAAAATTGACCCTGAATATACCCACCCAGTTGTTTTTTGTGTGATACTTGGCTCTAATACTCTTTCTTCTGCGGTATCCCAAAGAGGAAGTACTGTTGGTTTTGGCATGTTTTCCCTTTTTTATTTTAATTATAACTAAATTACTGATGACAAATAGCCACCGCTTTCTTCATTATTCGCATCTCCAAATCCTAAAGCCGTGTCGTCTCCTTTAAACCCGAAAGCACCATTTTCGCTAAACGATACATATTTAGGCTCTTCTATGCACAAAGTAGTAGGGAAAATTTTTAATATTTCTCTTTCAAATAAGAAAAATTCTCTACCTATTTGATACATAGGCTTTAAGTTTTCGATTAAGAAATAAGACACTTTTGCATTAAATAATGTACTTAATATTTCAAGCGTACTATCTACATTTAAAGAACTGTTATTTCTTAATATTTTTGCTTTTAATAATATCCTATAAATATCATCATTTACTGGTGCAAAAAGTACAGGAAAAGCGGTGCTTAAAAATCCACCGCTTTCTTCATTGTTCGCATCTCCGAATGTTCTCGAAGTTGGATCACCTGCAAAGCCAAAATTTCCATCGTTGCTTGGCTCTCCATTAGGTCGTGAATATCCTACAATCTCCCCTATCCCATCAAGCTGTTTTCCAATTGCTGTATTCAACCATCTTTTAGTAATTAAATCACATTGAGACTTTTCTAATTCATCATCTATAAAAGCTTCAATAGTTCCATTAATAGATGTAGAGTATTTAAACTGTTCAGGAAGTCTTTCTTTTATAGTTGGCTGATAATTTGTAAATCTGCATTCCATTATTTCTCCTTAGCTTACATTTACTATTATATTAGCTGCATCAAATAAAGATGTTTCTGTTATGCCGATAGGAATATTTACAGTTGTTATAGGACTAGCAGTTAAACCCATAAATATTTCAATATCTACTACTCCCTCTACAGTATTTATAGGCGTGTAAAATCTACTTAATATAACTTCTTTGTTTATATTGAAATTACTATCTCCATACAATGCTACTGCATCTTTTACTTGTTGTTCTCCGTCAACTGGGAAACTTGAATTTGCTGTTATATTTATTTCAAAATAAATAGGAATTTCTGTAGGTCTTGAAAAATTAACATTTTGTAAGTCTCCTTGTTCATCTGTTACTTGTTCTGTAATTGCTCCAAAACTATCTATTCCTTGTGGTGTGTTTTTCCAAATAATTTCAGCTATTTCTGTATTTGTTCCACCCTCTACAACTGATAAGAATTGATGTGCAGGGATTCCATTTTCTGCTATGTTTGTTTTATTTTCAATTACTTTAGCATCTGTTACATCTGCTAATTCTAATAATTGTCCGTAAAGAGAATCAGCATTATTTTTACCTTTTGCTGCAACTGACACCTTGTATCTTGTTCTAAATTCTTCGTAAGTTTCATCTGCTTGCCTTGTGATACCGATAAACTCTCCTACATTATCAAGGCTTTTTCCTTGTGCTACTGATGGATACATAGCATTATATACGCCCTCTATACTTTCCCACAATAAGGCTTTTTCCTCTGATTCTATACCTACTATAACACCGAATACTGATTGAGGTATAAATGAAATATCCTCCCCTAGTGCATCCCTTAATTTAGCTTCTGTTTCTTCTTTTATTACAGATAAACTTTTCTTTTTAAATCCATCTATGCCTAATCCATATATCATACTGTTACTCCTATTGAACTTTCTATTATTCCATAAATAGTATTTATTTTAAAATCTAATGTAAATACTCTTGACTCTCCATCAAAATCAGATACAAATTCTAGAATCTCATTTACACCCTCTGTTGCGTTTATTTCTCTTATAAAAATTCCGTTTACTGTTTGCAGTGATGTTCCCTTTTTTAATACCAGTTCTAAATATGGTACACCTTTTGGAACATTTAAAAACCATTCTGTATAATAGAATCCTAATCTTATGTTTAGTTCTTGAATGATTTCATCTCGACTATCTTTGACTATTGTTATATCTTTGTCTTTAAAAATAAACTCTGAATTTTCATCTATTGCTATATCTGTCATTATTGTGGTACTCCTGTATTTCCTGAACCTGTTTGTACTCCGCTATGTGTATGATTTTTTACGCTTATTCCACTTGCTATTACATCTTTAGTAGTTTCTAAATTTACATTTGTAGTCATTGAGCTACCAACTAATCCACTATAAGCACTTGCACTTAATAAACCTAATACATTAACCGCTGCACTAAATTCGCTTACTGGACTAACTACTTTAAATTTTGCAGTCGCATTTATAGTTGTATTCGTGCTATTAACTACAAAGTTTATACAATCTGCTGTAATTGTACCATTTTCATTGACTCTTAATTTTGTTAAATTATCTCGTGTTCTTATTTCTAACTCACTTGTCGAAATATTAGGTATATTATTTATTCTGCTTACAAAATTTGGAATAAATAAAGCATCAGATAAAGAGTGTTTTCGTGTATCATCAGGCTCTTTTATCTCATTGTTAACAATCCAATTATCAAGCTGTCTTTCATTAAAAATTAATTGTCCTGTATCTCCTGTATTAATTGGAAGAGTGATACTATATTTTTTCGTTTGTGTATACCCAATAGGTACTTCTGTAATAATATCAAAAGGTAAAGGCTCATCATCTGCTGTAATTCTATTTACTACTATTTTAACATTTACTGTTTGCATCGCATAGTCTACCGCTACGACCTCGCAAGGTAAAGAGGTATGCAAGTCTATCAGCATACTATCAATAGCAGTTCTTATCGTTTGTGCAAATGCAGTTTCTGGACTAGTTTCCATTGTAATTAATCCCCGTTAGTTCAGTTTTCCAATCGTTCTCGTGTGAATCCCCTAAGTGTTTAATCTGTTGTATCATATAAGGGTTATCAGTAATTGACTTTTTAACAGTTCTGAAATATTGATTTCCTATATTTAAAGTTGCTGATATTGCATTTATTTTAAATCTTCTTGCTAGCTTTAAATCGCCCTTTAAATAAACAGAAACACTCGCCCCTATTTCTGTAATTTCAGGACTTCCTATCATCCCAGTTTTTTGACTAATTAAAAACATAGGCTCGTCATTTAAAGGCTTATCTTTAATATTGGTGTCTATTACCCCATCATTTACAGAGTAATCAAATCCACAAGTTTTAGATAAAGAGTCTAACCATTCCTTAACTCCACCGCTCATAATCATACTTTTTAATAATGATTTCTTTTT